TGTCCACCGCCCACATGTGCGCCTCAGCCATCGTGTCGGCCAGCACCTGCGCGGTGCGGGTGTAGTTTTCAAAGAGGAACAGCGGGTCATCGGAGCAGGTACGGTTACCCCAGAAGCGGAAACCGTCGCGACGAATCAGCGTAGTGACGCCTGACTCGTTAAGCAGGTCAGCATCGGTGCCGGACTCCTGCAAATCCCAGAAGACGGATGCGCTGATGCCGGTAACACCGTTCACCCCGACATTGGACAGCGTTTTATGCCAGCCCTGCTCCTGGTCGATTTTAGCGCGCAGACCCAGCGCACGGGCGGTGGCATACGCGGTGGCGGTGGTACTGGTGACCGTATCCCATGCGAGGAAATCCGGCCAGATGACCATCAGCTCACGCTGGCTGAAATTCTGGCGGTAGGCTTTCACCTCGGAAATGGTTTTACAGCCCCATGCGCTGATATACCCGAAAGCGCGCAACTTCTGACAGACTGATGCCAGTGCAACAGCCACCTCTTTGGTATCCAGCCCCGGCACACCAAGAATACGCGGTTTAACACCGGTTACCGACTCCGCCGCCAGCAGGGCTTTCAGTCCGGTGTACTGACCGTTTTCGTCGGTGGTTCCGATGATATTGGAAACGGTCTGCGCGAGTTTCGTTTCTTCGTCTTCGCCGGTGCCGTCTTCCACACGCACGACAACGGTGACCGGTTTTGACTGGTCGGCGATGGCCTGCAACGATGCCGCCAGCGTGCCTTTTTTACCGGCCTTTGCAATTGCGCTCTGCACATTGGTAATCAGCACCGGTTTATTGAGGGGGAAGGTTTCCGCATCCGCATCGCTGGCCGTGCAGACCATGCCGACAATAGCCGTGGATACGGTGGAAATGACGCGGGTGCCGTCGTTAATCTCCAGCACCTGCACGCCGTGATGATAGTCACTCATCCGTTTAACTCCGTGGTTAATGGGTGCAACTATTTTCCGTTGGGTAGTACATGAGACGCTATTTGACCTGGCTGGTCAGGGGATGAAACAACAGATAAAGAAAAGGCGGGAAATCAGCCCGCCTGTCCTGACTTGTACACACTCATTTTCCGACTGACTATTTACATAGCCGAAACGCTATCAAATCTGACAGTCTGCTTTTAGCTAAGAGCGGAAGTTGTCACGAAGTTACTCTCCCCTGAGTGCAAATCCCCCAAAGTCATTCGCAGATCAGTACCGAAAGGCGATCACTTTAACGCTCTGTATTGCGAGTGCTCAAATAAGGAGTGAGGCCATACCTACGTATTGAATCTGACGTTCTCACACACGTTGAGCCCCAGCTCAATAGCGGCAGACCGACTGCTGAAAGAGCCGGTTAGCCAACTCAGCCCCTAGCACGTAAAACTGCCCTAGATTTACTGCAGGGCAGTTAATGTAAAAGCCTCGCACTTGCGGAGGCAGTATTATAATTCAAGCTTCATTCTTTAGTTTTTCAATGTGATTAACCTCATCATTGCTTGCTTTAGCTGCTGATTGGCCTTTCTTACTTATAATCCCTTTAACATAATTTACATTATCAATGGAGGCATCTAAGAATTTTTGAAACGACTTAGAATTAAGCATTTCTGTCCAAGGAGTAGTATGATCTTCATCTTTCACAAAACGCAATGGAGCCTCTTCAAGTCGACTTAGCGCAGAATCAAATAAGCGTTTTTCGAACTCTCCATCTGATACCTTGCATGCCTCATTTTTGTATCCCTCATACGCTTTAGCCACAGAAGCTTTATAAGCATAATCCTCTGCGAGTTTGAAACGTTGATTAATTTGTTTTGTAGACATCCAAGCAAACCAAAGAGGGGCGCCTATGCTAAAAACAGATAATAGTAATTGAGTGAGTATTACTACCGCACTGGGATTTGGGTTATTCAAAACTCCAGAAAGAACTTTCAATCTTTCATATCCGACTAAACCACCAAGCCCCAAAGCAACTGCCAAACCGGCAACCCATAGTTGGATACTTCGGTTAAGCTTATCTGCTTTTATTTCAAATGCTCCTGCTAAGCCTTTCGATGTTGAAGCCCTAATAGCCTCTTCGCAAAGAGCCAGATACCGGGCAGCCTCTATATTTTTTTCTCGCAACTCATCAATAATTTTTTTTGCGGCTTCTTCTTGGGACTCTAAACTGAAATGAGTTTTAGATATCTTCTCCTTTAAATCAGATGCTTCTTTGTTGTATTCCTTTAATTCATTTAAGTCTATAGGTATATTTTCTGCAGCTACATGAGCATCATTAATCGTTTTAACTTTACTCTCAAGAGCATCCATCTCAGGATCAATCTTGTTAATTCTCGCCTCCATGCTTTTAATTTTTCTGCTTAAATTTCTAGGAAGTAAATTAGCATTATCCAACCGCTTCCATGTAAACGATTCATCCAAGAAATGGTCAACATATGCCAGTGTTAGCATATATGAAGATATAGCTCGTGCGGAGTTAACGCCTGAGAACTCTGGGACGTGAACTTTAATGAGTGTGTCAATTTTTTCAGGGAGAGATGAATAAGCGACAATTTCTTTTTCAGTTAGTTCAATATCACCATATGCTTTCAGCTTGTTAATAATGCAAATTATTTGGTCAATTAGGTCATCTGATGTTATTGCCGGAACCTCAACTCCAAGAGTATTCGTCATCAACCCATCTTGGATGGTCAGACCTTCTATAGCCTTCTCAAGCCTCAAAAGTGCGTCATAAGTTCCCTTAAAGCCAGTATGCATATTTTATTCCATGAACTTAAGTGATGATTATACAGGCTGCTTTGCAACCTGCTTTCGTTGTTGGTATATGTAGCATATACATAATTCTATAGCGTATACCTATCCATTTTACCCTTCGTATTCATAGGAAGCCATATGATTAATGCCGCTTAAAAAGCCAGCAGTGTAGTGGCATACGGATTTTAGCCACAGAAGCAGAAGTGTGGGATGTCCGCTCCTGGCACAGAGCGGACTGTCAGATTAGGCTTTACTCTGTGCCATAGATATGTAAACTCCCACCAGAACTCATACAACTTATTGCGGCATTTCTGGCCATTCAGGATTTGCAGGATCCACACGACTGACCAGAACGCTGTAGCGTTCCCATGATTCCAGTCGGCTACGCTCCTCATCTGTTGCCATGTTCAGTCTGACCGCGCGCTCCAGCGGCAAAATCACGGATTCAGCATCTGCAAGAAGTCTGGCTTTCCGAATTTCTGCCTGCTGCTGCAATTCCTCTGCCGTATAAATGCGTTTAATCACTTTGCCGTCCTTAAACATCCAGCCCCCTGAAATGTCCGCCCGTCGGTTAGCAGTAATATCCGCCACTTCAACAACACTTAATCCATCCGGTCTGATAGCTGTCACATCCTTTTCCACATAGCGGATAATATTATCTTTGTCGTACGCTATTTTTATCGTGTCATCAGCAAAATACTTTTGTTCTTCGTACCAGTTCTTACCATCTTCTGAAAAAAACCAGACAACATCAAAGTCCTTTGTCAATTGATATTGTTCAACCGTTCTTGGATTACCCGCCGTAATATTTTTTAAATGCTGCATAAATTATACCTGCGCCACGTTATACCATGTCCCGTTAATGTATTTCTGAACCGGTCTGTAATATACACCACCAATGTTATCGGCAGAGTTTGAGCCGGTATCCTGAACAATAATGCCGGTATATACGCAACCTGACGGAGCCTGATGCGTCCATGTAGTACCATTATTTGCTGGTTTATATGTAGATGCACCGCCCAGCCGCATGTCTCTCACATAACGTGAATCTGACTCAGCTTTGGTGTATGCACCAACATCTCCCGCTGAGGGCTTATGAGCAGTTGTATATAGTTGCGCCCATCCAGACCAGTTAGCATCTGTGGTATCTCGTCGGGAGCGAATATATGCCGGAGCATGAGCACCGCTGGTTCCACTCCAGCCAATAAGTAACTCACCCTCTCCTACTGCGGTTACGCCAGTGAGATGAAGCACATTACCATAGGCTGTTGGGTAGCCATTGTTGTATGCCTCATACATCTGAATACCTGGTGTCCCCTTTACGCTCCCACCTAATGCAGTAACACGGTTTCTGGATACCAGTGTATTAATATTTATATCAGCAGAGCCATCAAATCTGACACCATTAATATTTCTTGCGTTCGCTAACTTCGTTGCTGTTGCAGCATTTCCCGAAAGGCTGGAAATAAATGGATGTGAGCAGTAATAACCACGCCCATTTTTAAAATCCAGAATAGCCTGTGCGTTCGTGCTTTCTGTAGCAGGATTAGTTGCCCCCCACTTATATGTCGTTTGACCGACGACATAATCCTCTGTCGGAACAATAACCGTTAGCCCTTCCTCTGCAAGAATTTGCACAGGGAAAGCTCTGGCTTCAACATAAAAAACACTACATACATCATCATCTTTCAGGCTTGTAACAATGGAATGGATTGAACGCTCATTGGTCTGATACGTCCAGAAATAGCCTGCCGCATATGAACCGCGATCAGTCCATCCTCCGGGCATAACCATGCCATTAAACTCGCAGTTATTCATTACATAATCGCCGTTATAACAACCAGTGGAAATAACGACGCGGGATGCCATTTCTCCTGAAAGGCTGGCAGCACGGCGAAAGATAACGGGATACCACTTCCCGGCAACGACATTTGCAGGGGCTGCAAACGAATACTTTCGCATTCCCTTTTTCTTATCCACTTCACCTTTGCTGTAAACATTAATGTTACTCAGGAAGCGTTCTTTATCAGGAATATCCGCACCGTTCTTATCTTTCTGAAGACGTTTTTCAGCATTGTCATTGGCAGACTTCACCGCTTTTGGTGTTGCGGCCAGCGTTTCAGAATCACTGTTGGTGGCGCTACTGAGCTGGACAAGACCTTTTCGCGCCGTGGTGGCATCCTGTGCGGTATATTTCCCGTTAGCAAGGTCATACGCGGCCTTTACCGCCTTTGGTGTTGCCGCAAGCGTTTCAGAATCGCTGTTGGTGGCGCTACTAAGCTGAACAAGGCCTTTTCGCGCGGTGGTGGCGTCCTGTGCAGTGTATTTCCCGTTAGCAAGGTCATATGCTGCCTTTACCGCTTTCGGCGTTGCGGCGAGCGTTTCAGACGTGCTGTTGGTGGCACTACTGAGCTGGACAAGACCTTTTCGCGCTATGGTAGCGTCCTGTGCGGTATATTTCCCGTTAGCAAGGTCATAGGCGGCCTTTACCGCTTTCGGCGTTGCGGCCAGTGTTTCAGACGTGCTGTTGGTCGCACTGCTTAACTGAGTAAAACCTTTTGCGGTCAGCGAGGCGTCCGGGTGACGTCGTGACTGTTCGTGCTCTGCAATTTTGTCATCAACGTAATCCTGTGTCGCCATCACCGTTGTGGTGTCAATGGTCAGCTCCACCGAGGCCACACTGCTGACGATGATGACCATGCGACAGGTCTGCGAACGCCCTGAGCCTTCGGCAAGAGCTGGTTTATAACTTTCGGCCATGTTCGCCACGGCAATTAACGTTCCCGCATCATCGTACAGGCCAAGCTCACGCATCCAGAAACCGCCCACCTCCGGCGGAATAACCAGCTCTGCGATAATATAATTACTGTTTCGTTTGTCCTGGCTGATTTTGTTCAGCGTATGTCGCCAGACTTCGTGGATAAGCCCGGTCTGTCCGGCATCCGGGACAGGCAATTTACCACCGCCATCCCCGACGGCCATCGTGGTAATGTTGACCTTCCGCCCTCCCGGTGCGGTTGCCGCTGCCAGCTTTGCTGCACCGGCAGTGGTGATAACGGTTTTGAATTTTGTGCTCATTATTCCTCACTTATCCGGGGTAAACCGTAATTACATCGCCGTCGTAAGCCACACCACCGGCGAACAGGTAGCCGGGAATGTCCCGGGTAATGTTCAGGCCAATAAGATGACGGCTTGCAGGTTTGGCATCAGCAATAAGCCGTTCCATTTCCTGATACATTGCCTCTGTGATGCCACTTTCCAGTACACCAATATCAAGCCGGAAGGTGCCGGGCGGGTCACTGGTTTCCCACCACTCCGTCACGTTGATGAGATAGCCGAGCGGCTCCACCACACGCCGGATTGCACCTATAGTGCCCTTATGACAGTGGATGAAATAGGCATCGCGGATAACGGCGCGTTTTGTCGCTTCCGGCCACTTTTCATCCCACCTGTCGACCGAAAACGCCCACGCCAGCCACGGAAGCAGATTTGCCGGACAGGTATCCGGGTTCCACAGCTCACGAATACTGACCGGCGTTTTTTCAATTTCCGCACAGGCTTTTGCGGCGGCGACTTCAAGCGGTGATGAGCCGGTCGGCAGCAGTCGCGAATCACTCATCCGAGCCTCCGGTCACGACGCGGTATTCGGTACAGAAAGACGCCTGCGTACTGTTGAGCACGATGTCGGCTAGTGGTGCCGCCAGCTCGACACGCTGCACGCCCTCCACATGCAAAGCGGCATAAATGGCAGACAGACGGATGTCGCGCCCCAGCCGGTGCTGTGCCGTGATGTACGCTTCCAGTTTTTTCACGGCGGCAGCGCGTATGGGTTCGCTTTCGGGACCAGGGTAAAGGTAAAGCGTGGCGTTTATCTGGTATTCAACGATGGCGGCAGACTGCACGGTCACGCGGTCGGCCACCGGCCTGACGTCCTCGCCATTCAGGGCGTTACGCACCACCGCCAGCAGGTCTTCGGATGCGACACCGTTATTCTCACGTGACAGCACAGAGATGGTGACGCAGGCCGGAGACGGACTGGTGACAGAGATATCCGCGACACGCCCGTCAGCACTGCGACCATGATACTGATAGGCACCCACCGACCCGGCGACGCTTAAACCTTCAAACGCCTGCTGAATACGCAGACGATAATCGGTGTCAGATTCCATCACGGCCGGTGTCGGCGGGAGGGTCGAATCATCTGCCGGGGTGATAATCAGGCGCGTGGTGTTGTAATTGGCACCAATCACATCAAGGTCATTACCGGCAGCACAGGCCAGCATCACCGCCCGTGCGGCCTCATTCACACGCTGACGCCAGATAAGCTCACGATAAGCATTTTCCTCCAGCAGTTTGACGAGAGGTTCGGATTCCAGCGTCAGGGTACGGGCGACCGCCTCCTGCTGGTCTTCCGGGTAAAGGGAAATCAGTGTCGCCTTGCGTTCGGCAAGAATGGTTTCAAAGTCCAGCTCCTCGACCACATCCGGTGCAGGTAGCTGGTTCAGGTCGATAATCGGCATGGTTTCAACTCACAGGGATGGTTAACGAAAGTGGCTGGCCGGTGTCGTTGTGCTGGCCGGTTAACGTAACTGTCATTCGCCCGTCAAAACTGCGCGCCGTGGTGACGGATGACAGGGTGACGCGGGGTTCCCATTTCAGCACCGCCATGTAACAGGCGACCTTAATCTGCAACTCAAGCGCCGGGGTCTGCGGCTGGTCAATCATTGACGCCAGCAACGAGCCGTAATCACGACGCATCACCCGCGAGCCGACCGGTGTGCGCAGGATATCGCCGATACTCTGGCTGATATGCTCAAAGTCAGTGACCGTCAGGCCATCACTGCGATTCATTCCGAGATAACGCGCTGTCATAGAGGACTCCCGGTTTTGCCGCCGCTGTCGCCGGGGTGTTTATGGGTATGCAGTACCTTCCCGTTTGATGAAAGTTCACCGCCGGTGTGTTCAATGTTGCCGCGCATCGTCCCGCCCTTCTGCACTTCCAGCGTGCCGGTAATCAGCTTGTTGGTGCAGACCACCTCCGGTGTGTCCAGGGTGACGCGGGTTGATGCTTTCACCATGACCACCGGCACCGTGGCAGTAACAGAATCAGAAGCCGTCACGCTGGCCGTTTTAATTCCGCTTACCGTGAGTGCACTGGTTTCAGGTTCATACTCAATCACCGCCCCGTCAGGAAAACGGATATGCAGGGCATCCGCCGACGCCGACGGCGCGGGGTTATCGCCGGAATAAATCCCCGGCAGAACGAACGCCGTGTCGAGTTCACCGCCCACGGCCAGAATCAGCACCTGTTCCCCCACGGAAGGTGCCCACCATGTGCGCGAACGACCGGCGCGATGGGTCAGCCACTGAAGCCAGTCGGTGCACATGCCGCCGGTCTGCACACGGCAGCGACCGGCATTAAGGTCGGTTTCGACGATAATGCCAGTGCGAATCATATTGCGTATAAAGCGAAGAATTTCATTGTATTGTGCATTCATTCGATAATAATGATTCTGTACAATCTCGAAGTAAATCACACCACGATTTCTGGTGCACAGAACAACAAGGGACAACAAAATCCATTATGAGTACTTACTTTTTCTCGTCAGAAACAATGAAAGAATTGTTCAAAGATTATCTGGTCTTTTTGAACACGCTGACTCCCAGCACAAACTTTGAATCAAACAGAAACAAAATAATTGCTCAAGCAATAAACTTCATTTCCGAAAACCCTGAAGATTGGGACAAAAAATCCCAGTACAACATTGCTATGATTGGCGACACCTTTAAAAGTTTCTTAAGAGAAAAGGGAGAAGATAACAACAGCATCAACCTTATATTCACTTGCTTTTTTAGATTTATCATTGAACCAAGCATTCTCTCTCCGGAAATAGAGTCTCACTTTTCACCACTAAGAACCATCAAGGATTTTGCTCTGTATAACTATAATGAATTCGATGAGCGGAGCAGAGCACAGATAGACTTTTCTCTTAGAGAACTGCCATTAGCAATGGTTAAAGAAGTTTTAAGCTCCAGCAATGTTGACACATATAAAAAATACATTGATAGTTTAAACGAAGGGCGTCAATTTTTCGAAAAGTGCGACTCCTTCTTAAAGGAGCAACATGCCAAAATAGAGTCAATCAAAGAGTCATTAAAAGGGTATGAAGTCGCATTTAATTTTGTTGGATTGTTTGAAGGCTTTAATTCACTTGGCAAAAAGAAAGAAAGTGAAATCATGCTATCAAGAATAATTCTTATCATCTTGGCTATAATCATTCCCTCCCCGCTGATATACTATGGAATGCATAAATTACCAGCTCTCGAAACGACAAATGCTGCCACATATTTTATGTCAGCACTACCTTTTGCATCAGTTACATTGATTTTCATGTATTACTTTAGAGTTGTACTGCTAAATCATATATCGTTACGAACTCAGATTATGCAAATAGAACTCAGAAAGAGCCTTTGTCAGTTCGTTCAGAGTTATAGCGACTATTCCTCAGAGATAAGGAAAAACAATCCGGAAGCGCTTTCAAAATTCGAAGACGTAGTATTTTCAAACATCATGCTATCCGATGATAAGATACCATCTACATTTGATGGCATTGAGCAAATAGCATCGTTAATCAATTCATTAAAAAATGGAAAGTAATGATAAAAGGCCAATAACTGGCCTTTTATTTATTAACATGAAAATTCAAAATAAATTATGCTAATCAATTGATTTCTATCTTATATTCTCAGATGATTAAAGCTAACGATTCAGGTGAGCCAGGATAATCTCTTCAATCATCTGCACATCCTCACCGGTAAAGCCGAGCAGAGGACGCGCCGGATAATCAATTTTCTTACCGTCTTTCCGGGTTTCTTCCGACAGCCCAAACTGATGCACGCTGGCGATTTTCGGTGACTTCCCGCCGTAAAATTCCATTGATGCCTGTTCCGGGCTGGCGCGGATATGCAAAAAACGACTGGTGATAAGTTTCGCAAACATTTTTCGCTTAACGCGACCGGTCTTTTTTCTGGCGCTCTGCTGCTGACGTGGCGCGTAGGGTGTGCCGTCCGGGGCTTTCTGAGCCATCACCCGACGCTGCTGACTCTGCCGCAGACGTTTCGCCAGTTCGGCACTCAGTCGCCGACGCCCTGACGGTGACAGCGATTCAATCAGTCCGGTCAGCCGGTCTTCAAAACGCTTAAACTCATTCATCCCACTTGCTCACCAGTTCGCCATTGATATACAGCTCCATCGGGCGGGTGACCGGCTCCGGCGGCAGAGGTTCCGGGATATTCTTCACATGCAGCGCGCCGTCCACCTCACTGACCAGCGTGCGCTCGGTCAGCATCAGGCTGATGCTGATATCAAAGCTGCTGTCATTGTTGATGTCTGCATAAAACGTGAAGCCCTTTTTCTGGCCTTCGTCGGTGGTCATGATGTCGGGCTGATTTTCCCGCAGCCACGCCAGCACCGGCACAATAAGCAGGTCAAACTCACCGGTAAAGTCGGTCACAATGACATTGAGCGTGTAACGCTTTTCGAATGACAGCGACGTCGCTAGTGTGGAGGCAATACTCCCGTTATCCACGAATATCCGCAGCATCTCGGGACTGGTTTTCAGCACCGTGACGGCATCAGTCAGCGCCCTGCGCAGGCTGTCGGGTTTGAGCATCGTTTTCGTCCTGACAGTGTTTAATCATTTTTACCTGGCTGGCACAACGTGCCAGCGCGTTCTCAAGCTGCCGGATATCGGCACTTAAATCGCCGTTCGTCTCCGGGTCACTGCCCGGCATCGGGCAAAGACTCACTTTCGGGCAGGCGTTGTGGACAATCACTGGCGTCGGTGCAGGCCGGGCGCTGGTGCAACCGGCGCACAGCATCAGGCAGGTCAGCGCCGTACCAGCGGCGAAAATCTTCGTTTTCATTAAGTAACCTCGTGATGGTTTTCTCGCGCTGTGCTTCACGCTTCGCGGCGTTCTCCAGTTCCTGACGCAGTGCCACCTGCGCCAGCTCGTTTTTGTCTGCCCTGGTGAGCGCAACATGAAGCTGATTTTTAAGCATGGTGATGGTCGTCTGCTGTTCACTGGCGACGTTATTCGCCCTGTCCAGCGAGGCGCGCAGACTGGCATTTTTGTGTTTCACCAGAAACAGACCGGCCACCGCCAGCGATAACAACACGACCAGCACAATCATCAGCTTTGACATGGTTCCCGCCCCTCAAAACGCTGACGACAGGCCGTACGTATCAGCCGGAATAACAGCGCCGCCACGAGATAAATCAGCGCGGTAAAAATCCACCCGGCAGCGACCAGCGAGATAAACGTCGCCACCATCACCACCAGACCCATCGCCCGTCTGCACCACGTCACCGGCTGCAAATACAGCGACGTGACAATCTTCACGGCCAGCGATTCCGGCGGAAGCTCCCGCCCGTAGCGTTCAAGTACATACTCAGTGGCATACACGCCGACACCACCGGCAACCACACAGATAACTGTCGCCAGAATCGCCCAGGCGGCGACAAAATTGACGGCCACGCTCTGCGGGTAAATCAGGGACAGTGCCAGCATCAGCGCCAGCGACACGTTCAGCATCAGTGAAAGGGATAATTTCTTCATGGTGTTTACTCCGTTTAAGCCGGTACGCCGCCAGCGGTACGCCAGACGGTGACCAGTTTTTCCAGTGAATGCTCACGCTGACCGTAACCGGCTCCCGGCAGGGACGCCCAGATATTGCGACAGCGTGAAATGGCGCGCTCAATGCGTCCCTCCCGGATGTCATCCAGTGCACCGCGTTCGCGGATCAACTGAATGGCAAGTCTGTCCTGTGACAACGGACTGAAATCCGGCAGGGCAAGCTGTTTGCGGTAGTGCGGCCAGAACAGGTAAAGCTGCTGATAGCGACCGGAAGCCGTGGATTTTTCACCGCGACGGTTAAACACCTTCGCCGGTCGGCCATGCGCGAACGGGTGGTCACTGTAGTCGGTGAATATTTCCGGCTTTCCGTCCAGTCCGGTGACTATCACGTCATAGCCCCGGTTTTTCGTCAGCGGGTGATTCGCCGTCCCTTCGGACACGGCCAGCATGTCGAGAAAGGCGGCGATATTCTGATGCGTGTTAATTACCGGCATTACGGTTTCCCCCTGCCCTTAAAGCGGCGCTGAATGGCAATCTCAATCACCTGATAACCGGCGATACCCAGCATGGAGCCGATGCCGCACACCGCAGGCAGTGACAGGTCAGGAAACTGCACCAGAACAACACCGGCAACCATCGAGACAAAACCACCGAGCAACATGCGCCCGATAAACAGACGCGGGGTGATGGGTTCACCACCGGCAAGCACCTTGCCGACAACAATCAGCACCCCAATCATGAAAAGCGACAGGACGCTTTTTTCTTCTGCTGTCATGCGTTACTCCCACAGATTGACAGTTTCAGCCACGGGCGCGGTCTGAACGTCGGGCAGTTCGACGGCGGTGCCATGTGGCAGCACCGCCCCCAGTTCAGCCAGTCCCGGATTTGTGGCGAGCACAGCCTCGACCACGCCCTCAGTGCGCCCGTAATACCGGACACAAATGGCGTCGAGCGTGTCGCCCTGTAGCGCAAAGGTCTTCATCAGATTTGACTCACGATGCAGCGCGGCTTGTCCTGGATACGCGCCACCGCCCAGCGCATATCCCGCCACAGCTCATCAATGGTGCTGTCAATGCTGTCGGCCTTCTTGTCGCCTTTCGCACTGGCATCCACGCCGCGATAACGCTCATAAAGCGACGCGGTCGCCATCGCACACACGGCGCGCTCGTAGTAAAAAACCCTGATGCTTTCACCGTCGATATCGTCCGCCGGGACGTCAGCCAGACGCGTAAAACCGGCGGCAATTTTCTGTTCGCGGTACTCGTACAGCTCCGCATTCGTCTCCGCCATGCCTGACTTGATGGCCTCACGCAGACGGGCGGGGGCGACGGTCTGCTCAAGGCGCATACGTTCCCGGACGCGCTTCGGGTCGATATCGGGAAAAAAGAACGTGTTTTTAATCACCGGCTCGTCGCCTGCCGGTTGCGGGATGACCACCGTACCCTCACCGGACACGGGAGCCTCCTTTCGCGGAATAATCAGCGTCATCATGACTACCTCTGAAAAGTCGGGCGGTGGACGCCGGTACAGCGTCAGGTGATTCACCCTCACTGTCCGGCGTGCCTGCCTGGCGCGGGGCGCATTCGGTTGTTAACTGGCTTTCTTTTTCGGGCGTCCACGTTTTGCCGGTGTCACGCTCCGGGTCTTACGCGGGGTACGGGTGGCCGCTTTGGGCTGCGGCTCCGGCTTCGGTTTCAGCTCCCGCTCCAGTCGTTCAATCTCTTTTTTGACGCCTGCCTGACAGTCGAGCTGTGTCGCACGTTGCAGGTGAGCCAGCGCACCGGCGGCATCACCACCGTCACGCAGAAACAGACCGGTGATTTTGTGCAGCTTTGCGCGCACTTCATCAGGCATGTCTGCCGTGGCAGTCAGTTCAAGTGTGTCCGTCAGCAGGCGGGGATCCACAGACTCACCGGCAGCGTGAGCGCGCATGGCCGCGAGCGCCACCTCCTCGGTGAACATGTACGGCGGGGTGCGGCGGTGTTTACCCGGCATGGTCAGACCATACTTCAGGGCATAACGGGCAATCTCCAGCGCACCGGCAATATCGCCGGTATCCAGACGCCACAGCATGACCGTCATCAGAATGTCATCCTGTGCACCTTTGCCCTGCTCCAGCACGCCGTTCACCCACGGCAACCAGAACGGCAGCAGTTCGCGTTTTTTCGCGGCCTTCAGCTCTTTTGAATAAATCGCTTTCAGTGTGCGCTGGTCTGCGGCCAGCTTGACCAGCATCTGCTCATAGACAGTTGCATGTCGCAGCGGGGCGGCTTCCCGCTGCGCGGTCATCGCTGCCGAAACCCGCATCATGTGGCGCTGTGCGGGACTCGTCATCGGTTACGCTCCCGGCTCTGCGGTCGCTTTAGCCGGTGTGGAGAAATCACCGACCTTAATTTTTTCCACCAGACAACCGGCGGCGTAGTCCTCCACCACGTAATCAATGTTCATTGACTCGTAGTTCTCCACGCGGTCGAGTTTCGGGTTTTCCTCAATCACGCGGCGATGGCTGTCATCCATGTAGTAGATGGACAGGTTTTCCAGCTTCGTGATGAGCATCGCATCCGCCGGGAAGTACGGGACGCGTACCGCTGGCAGGTTGCCGATGCGTTTCTGGCTGATGATGACGTCAGCGGCCAGCATTTCGCTGTTGTCCTGCTCCTTGTTGACGATGGGAAAATACTTGTCCGCCAGTAGCTGACGTCCCACAATCACCACAAGGTCAGGGTCTTCCTGATACCACGGCTCAATCAGGTTGTTGGTCGCATCCATCACCAGTGCATCAAGGCTGGCATAATCACCGCCCTTGCCCACGCGGATAACCTCAGAGGTGGTGCGGACTTCCTCGTCAGTGACCTTGCTCATCACGCGCGCCGGGGCTTCATTGCGGTATTTCTGCAGCCAGCCGACCGCCACATCCTGCAGCATCGGATTGCTGCTGCGGTCAGAGGTTTCGGCACGCTTCACGCCGTTAAAACCGGCCATGATGAAATCAAGGGACTGGCGTTTGATAATGGCGTTACGGATACGGAGCTGGAAATCCTGATAACGCGCCCACAGGTCCAGCGTTTTGTAGCGGATATAAAAATCGAAATTAATCTGGTCGCATTCGTACTTGTTTGACGCCAGCTTCGAGAAGTCCTTTGGCTGACGCTCGGTGCCACCGGCGGTGTCGGTGGTGCTGGCGATGGAGCCAGTGACACCGATACCAATTTTTTCCCCTTTCATTTCGCTGACCGGCACAATGTTGATGCGGGTCAGAAAATCAGAGGACTCCTGCATGGTGTTCATCAAGGTCTGGGTGACCGACGGTTCAACGGTGAATTTTTTCGACACATCACCGGCGTCGATGCCGTTCAGTTCGGCAACACGGGACAGGTAGGCATTAAATTTAAAGCGGGTTTCCTGGCGCATAGTTTTTCCTGAAATTAAGGGTTAATCGTGAAGGTTTTCCCGGACTGACTGACGCCGGTCAGCAGTTCGTCATCAGGGCGTCACCGCCACCACCGGTGGCCTTGCTGCGGCGCTGCTGGGTCAGACTTTCGGTGTTGTCGAGACTGTTTTTCAGGCGGGTGAATGCCTGGCTGGTTTCATCCGCCCTGTCAGTCACCTCCTGCTTAAGAGCGGAAAAGGCAGTTTCCATCTCAGCGAGGCGCTGCTCAGTGGCGCTCAGTTTTTCCTGCACATGTTCAGCAACAGCGGTCACCGCTTCATGCACGTCATTCAGACGGGCGTCATCGCTGGCCTGTTTGCGGCCAAAAATGGATTTCACCTTTTCGGTCAGGGCGGTGAACACGGTTTCAGGCAGGTCTTCAAATTCCAGCTCAACGGGCGTTGCCACTGAAATCAGGTTTTCAGGGCTTAATTTGAAGCGGTTCAGGGGGTTGTGTTTTGCGGTGCGGCAGAATTCCAGGTATTCCGTGCCGAGGCTTGCCGGGTCATCGGTGACGGCCAGCCCCACCAGATAACATTTGCCGGTATTGGCAAAGTTCGGCTGAATTTCCATTGATGTGTATACCTTCTGCGCGGCCTTGTTCATCGCGATAAGGTCATCGGTCGGGGTGATTTTCGCAAACAGCGCCCATTTGCCTTTCAGCGCCGAATCGTCGTCAATCTTTTCGGCCTTCAGTTCGACCACATCGCCATAACGCTTAAAAATACCGTCTGGCAGGATGCCGCGCAGATGTTCCAGGTTAATGCGGCAACCATAGACTCTCGGGTCAAAGGTTTCGGCCATTTCCTGAATATCCTGCGCACTGATGACACGCCCGTCACAGGTGTCACCCTCAACGCCGATACGAAAGAATTTTGAGACTTTTTTTGCCATTGTCAGGAGTCCTGAATAGTGATTAGAGGAGTCACATGTCGGCATCAGTTTCCCGACGATGCGCATCCTCCGCCATCAGTCCCGGATGGCTTATCACTGACACAACAGCACCTTAGCGAATCGCGGGGCGCGACTCAGTAGCCTTGCCGTGTATTCATCACGGCGAGGTATTCATGACCATCACCACAGACACCACTCTTTTACACGACCCGCGTCGTCAGGCGGCGCTGCTGTACTGGCAGGGGTTTTCCGTGCCGCAGATTGCCGCCATGTTGCAGATGAAACGCCCGACGGTGCAGAGCTGGAAACAGCGCGACGGCTGGGACAGCGTTGCCCCCATCAGCCGTGTCGAAATGAGTCTGGAAGCGCGGCTGACCCAGCTCATCATCAAACCGCAGAAAACCGGCGGTGACTTCAAGGAAATTGACCTGCTGGGACGCCAGATTGAACGACTGGCACGGGTTAACCGTTACAGTCAGACCGGCAACGAGGCAGACCTTAATCCGAACGTCGCTAACCGCAACAAAGGCGGGCGGCACAAACCGAAAAAGAATTTTTTCAGTGACGAGGCCATCGAAAAGCTGGAGCAGATTTTCTTTGAGCAGTCTTTCGAATATCAGTTGCACTGGTATCGCGCCGGGCTTGAGCACCGCATCCGAGATATCCTGAAATCCCGCCAGATTGGCGCGACGTTTTATTTTTCCCGCGAGGCGCTGCTGCGTGCCCTGAAAACCGGTCATAACCAGATTTTTCTGTCGGCCAGTAAAACGCAGGCGTATGTATTCCGTGAATACATCATCGCCTTTGCCCGTCTGGTTGACGTTGACCTGACCGGTGACCCGATTGTCCTGGGCAATAACGGCGCAAAACTGATTTTTCTCGGCACCAACTCCAACACCGCGCAGAGCCATAACGGCGACCTGTACGTCGACGAGATTTTCTGGATCCCGAATTTTCAGGTACTGCGTAAGGTGGCATCAGGTATGGCCTCACAGAGTCACCTGCGCTCGACCTATTTCTCCACCCCGTCCACGCTGGCGCACGACGCCTACCCGTTCTGGTCGGGTGAACTGTTCAACCGGGGACGCGCCAGCGCCGCCGAACGCGTGGAAATCGACGTCAGTCATAACGCACTTGCCGGAGGTCTTCTCTGTGCGGACGGCCAGTGGCGGCAGATTGTCACCATTGAGGACGCCCTGAAAGGTGGCTGCACGCTGTTCGACATTGAGCAGCTTAAACGCGAAAACAGCGCCGACGATTTTAAAAACCTGTTCATGTGTGAATTTGTTGACGACAAGGCGTCGGTGTTCCCGTTCGAGGAGCTGCAACGCTGCATGGTCGACACGCTGGAAGAATGGGAAGACTATGCGCCGTTTGCCGCCAATCCGTTCGGCTCCCGCCCTGTATGGATTGGTTACGACCCGTCACACCGTGGCGACAGCGCCGGATGCGTGGTGCTGGCACCGCCGGTGGTGGCCGGTGGCAAATTCAGAATACTTGAGCGTCACCAGTGGAAAGGCATGGACTTTGCCACTCAGGCGGAATCCATCCGCAAACTCACCGAAAAATACAACGTCGAATACATCGGTATTGATGCCACCGGCCTCGGTGTCGGCGTGTTCCAGCTCGTGCGCTCGTTCTATCCCGCCGCGCGTGATATCCGCTACACGCCGGAAATGAAAACCGCAATGGTGCTCAAGGCAAAAGACGTTATCCGCCGTGGCTGTCTGGAATATGACGTCAGCGCCACCGACATCACCAGCT